TCATCTGTCAAGATATCGTACAAACTCCCAGCAGCGCCAAATTTCTGGTTTTTAGCCCCATAGACCACGTTTGGAATGCGGGCAAGTCCAATCGCCCCACTACACATGACACAAGGCTCAATAGTCACAAAAAGCGTGCAATCCAGCAAGCGCCAACTCTCCTCACTCAAGTTCGCATTCTCTATGGCCATAATCTCCGCATGCATAACTGCTCGTTGCAACTCTTCACGCGCATTATGCCCACGGCCAATGATTGCTCCGTCCTTGACAATCACACAACCAATTGGAATTTCATCGTGTTCAAGAGCAATCTCAGCCTCTCTCAAAGCTTCCCTCATAAAGACTTCTTTTTCTTCAACTGTATAATTCATCCGTTTCTCTTTTCCTACTTATCGATTTTATTATTATATCATGAATCCCAACACAAAAAAAGCCACCGAATGCGGTGACTTTATAGGGAGATTATTATGAAAAAGGTAAAATTATTTCCTATTAAATAAGCAAAAACGGGGGGTGTCCCCTCCAACTTCCCGACCTCTGGACAAGGTCTATTTTTTTCGAAAAAATTTAAAAAACTTCATCAAATCCCTTGACTTTCTCGGTGTACCGTGATATAATATAATCAAGATAAGGAAAGGAGGTGAGGAAGTTGAACAAAGAAGATTGGCTTAGGTTACTTGAAAAGGCGATAGATAATATCCCTGAAACAGTAACTGCCATAGCAAGTCTGGTGACTGCAATAACAGTCGCAAGGCAAAACAAAAAGCGTAAACCCAACTCCCGCAAAAGAAAAAGGTAAACGCTAAGAGGTGGGGGCGAAAGCCCCTCACACCTCTATTTTATCAAATGAAAAGAGGAAAAGCAATGGTTAGTGCAATAGCTATTTTTATAATTGCAGTCAATGTATATATTTATCTAAAGAATAAAAAGGACAAATAAGTATGAGAAAAATTATTCAAGAATTATTAGACAGCCCGATGTCTACATCTGCTATTTCGCAAGGCGCTGGAGTTCCTTGGACTACTGTTTCTGACCTCAGAAAAGGAAAAACAAGCATGGACAAAATGGCGCTTCTAACAGCAGAAAAGCTCTATGAATTTGCTATAGCTGATAAGCAGTGATTTCGGTCACTGCTTTTTTTATTGCAAACAAAAAACCGCAAGCTATTGCCTGCGGTTGGTGTAATCTAATTTGAAAGTCCTTTCTGTTTTTATTTTTCTTCTTTTGGTTTATCAACTATAGTGATAAGCCCGTCTGGTTCGGTTTTGAATGCGGGGTCTGTGTGAAGTTCACCGTTCGCCTTCAAATAGTACCAGCCATCGCCTGACTTAATGAACTGTTTAGATAGCATATAACCGTCTTTTTCTTCCATAAAATACCAAGTTTCTCGATATTTTACCCATCCAGTGGCCATACGTCCATCTGACTTGAAGAAATACCAGCGATGGTTAAGGAACATCCATCCTGTGACCATTGCCCCACGCTTATCAAGATAGAACCAGTCTTTACCATCGTTGAACCAGCGATTGATTAAGCAATAGCCACGTTCATCAAAGTAGAACCACTCATTATTGATTTTCTTCCAGCGTTTTGTCGGATAAGAGCCATCTGACTCCTCCCACCACCAGCCAGTTTCATTACGTTTCCAGCCAGCTTCAGATAGACCACCTTCAATATCTTTCTTGAATTGCTCACGGCTAATGCCCCATTTTGCCAAGTAAGGGTAGGGATCTACATGGTCAGAATAATTTCGCGGCTGGTTATACGTACAGTATTGATGCGTTTTAATTCCAGCCAAACTATCAGAATCCAACGTTTTCGGAATTCCTGCTTCATCAGCAAGGTTTCTCAAAAGCTCAACATAGAGCTTGTAATCACGCATAAACTCTTCTTTTGTGCTATGACTTTCAATCAATTCTACTTGTCCGTAACCTTCAACGTTCCAGCCACCTCCCACATCGTAGGCTCCCATGTCTGTGTACCAGGTCTGCATCACACGGCCGTTGCCGACAACGTGCGAGAAAAAGCCTGAATCAACAGGACGACGCATATGGTAGTCTGCTTCATTTTGTGCTGTTGAATTGGGATTTCCTGTTGAATGTGCATGAATTTGTCTGTATGGTTGTTCTCCGACCTGCGGTAAATCAGTTCTTAGTCTACTTGTATCAATATCCATTATTGTTCTCCTTCGTTCTTATCGTTTTTATCGCCAGATAAACGCTCAAATGCCTTAATGATAGGCTGGAAGATAGTCACATTACCTTTCAACTTACGGTAATTTTCGATGAGTGACTGGAATGTGAAAAGCAAATATCCCAGGTAAATCGAGTATAGAAATGCGAACCCTGTCTTCTCAGGCAACAAGACAGACATCGGAATCAATACCATCAGCAATAGAACACCAAGAATCTTTCGAATCAGACCGTTAATACCAATCTTGCTCTTGTATTCAATTTCTGGATTTGCAATCGCTGCAAACGTCCCTGATGCAAAATCTACGATTTCTAGAATTACAATTAAACTTAAAGCATACAATACCAATCCGTCCTCTGTTTGGATTAGACTTCTAAAAAAGTTAAACAATTCGATTTTCATATATTCTCCTTTACTGAACAGGTTTTGTCTCTAATTCATTAGATGTTTGAGTCTGTTTGTCGTTTTTTGTTCCATCCCATTTCCAGACGGCAAGTAAACCATTTTGAGATGGTACGCCTTCAAGTTGCTTGATAGATTCGCCTTTGTAAGTAAAAGCCTGATTTGTCTGAATCAAGACACGCTTTCCTTCGCCATTCAATTCAACGTGTTCAGGATCTTCAATCACAAACATATCACCCGGTTGATAGACCTTACCTTCCTCTACAAGTGGGAAGAGTTCGACAAGTTCCTTGTAGGTTGTTCCGTAGGAGATTTTTTCACCCATGATAGAATCTTGAGCCATGACACGCACGACTTTGTCAATTTTATTTGCAAGTGCAGAGAGTCGGTCCTGCTCGCTCTTATTGTGCGCAATCTGTTGCTCTGCTTGTTCAAGCTTATTCTGCGCCTGCACAATCGCAGAGCTTGGATCCAATTCAGACTTGAGAACATCCAGCACCGCTTGAATCAAAACGTCTTCTGGTTCGTTTGTACGGTCTCCACGGAACGATCGTGAGTTAGTGCTGTAACGGTTGCCTTCTGATAGTTGAATTTCTACCACCGTCTCAACGTTCGAGCCAGAAGTTCTTAAGTACGGTTTTGTTGATAAGTTATAACCATTGATTGCCATGTCTATTCTCCTTTGTCAGCTGGTTTAGTTTGTTCATCAAGCAGAGCTTCCAGCTCCTCCACTCGTGCTTGAAGTCTTTGATTCTCTGCCACTTGCTCATTCAACTGAATGCTCAAGAGATTACTTGTAATCATCGAATTTGTTGAAGCTGTTGACATTTCGCTAATTGTCATTTGTAAGGCTTGGTTAAGCTGTTCTGCGTTCATTTTCTAAGTTCTCCAATCTTTGTGTTAATGTTTTATTTTCAATCGCAAGTTCCTGAATAGCTTTGAGTGCGATATTGGTTAATCTGAGATTGTCCAGATTCAACGTGTCTCCGTTCTCATAGACGAGCGTAGAATCCACTGCTTGAACTTCCTGCGCAATCAAACCAATCTTTGTGTGTGCTTGTTGCGGCCTATCCTCTTGATTCTTCCAATCATATTCCTTGAATTGGAATTGCTGGATATAGTCAAGAGCCTTGTGCCTACAGTCAACAATATTGTCCTTCAGACGTCTATCTGAGAAATGCTTGTTTACAATCGTCCACAAACTATATGCTTTACCGTTATAACTATAGTAAATGTCATTTCCTGAACCACCAAAATCCAGAGAAACAGATGAATTCCAATAGCCAATAGTTGCTGTTCCAGTACCATTAATAGTCCCTTGACCTGTTTTAAACCAGCCTATTCCTTTAGCTTTGATGTACCCTTCTACAGTTAATAGAAAATCATCACTTTGACTCGCATAATTTCCGGTCGTAAAGTCCGAGTCTTTGTAGATAAATAAACCATAAGGAACGTCTTTACCACGGCCATAGGAACCGATAAATTGAACCCCTAATCCATCTTTGGAATTAATTGTTCGTGGTACATTAATCTGTAAACCACCGTCAAGAGCATCAAAAGAACCATAAGAGCCTAGTTGGATTTTAGTATGACCTGTCAATGTTCCACCAAAGATATTCGCACCTCTAATGGTTCCACCATAAATCCTATCACCGTTTAAAATACCTGAACGAACCTGACTTGCATCAATCGCAACACTCTGAACGCGATTAATAAAGGCTTGTTTAGCAAACAATTGACTCAAGTAGGCTTCATTTGCGACTAATTTGTTGAATAATGCCTGGTCAACTTTTATTTTTTCAGCTGTAACAGCTTCAGCATCCAAAACAACTGTAGTCACTGAACCAGCTTCAAAATTGGCCGTTTTCAGCTTATCAACCATAGCCGACTTGATAACAGCCCTTTCAATCAAAGTCTCGCCAGTAATATGAGTTAACTTGCCAGAAAGACGGTTATGACCATTAGCGCCCAGGTTTAAGCCAGAAATCAAATCACCTGCGCTGTTGATGTTCTGAACAGACCACGAGCCAGCTAACTGACTTTGAACCGAGCGAACGGCTTCAGACATATCATCAAATTGACTGGCTTTATATCCGTTCGTTTGAGAAGCACGAACGAGCATAATCTCTTTAATTTCAACCCAACCATTTTTAGCCAAATAAAAATAGAGTGGATATATATCGCTATTCCCAAAATCAAAATCTCTGCTGATGGTATATGTTTCGTTGAACTCTTGCCAATTGTTTGAAACCGCAGTTGAGCTTGTGGCTATATTTGAAGAAAAGGACGTATCATTTGCTCTATGATTTTTAGCAACAACCGTAAAATTATGGTCTAATCGTCCCATAATGCGATACTTAAAATTAAGAGTATATGTCTCACCTCTGGCCATTCTATCGATGTAGAGTGGTAGTGTGAATCCTGCGAATGTATATCCTGAATTACCAGTACATCTAATGCTAAATATACCGTTATTCACGAATACTCGCTTAGTATTGCCTTCATTGACTAGCGTATGTCTGTCCATCGACTTAGAGCGGACAATTAAGTTATTATCACTTCCAATGTTTTTAGCGACTTCCACTTGAAATAGCTGATTAGTCAGTGCCATGCGAGCAACTTTATTCGAGATATCATTCTCGTTGCTACCGATAATCCGCTCATAGAGTTGACTAGTCTCTCTGACATGTTGAAAATCTGTCTGATTGACCTTGCTAGCAATCTGAGATGTGATGCTTGAGAATTGGCCATCAACTGTCTGCTTATACTGAGCAATTTTCGTAGCAATGTCATTGTTCGTCTGCGTACTTATCGCACTAAACCGACGTTCAAGACCTCTCACATCCTCCTGATAAGTCGATTTACCTACATAGTCCCTTGTGACCAGCTCACGGACTGCTGTCGCTTGTCGTGCGCTCTCTTCTCGAGTGTATCTTCTCAATGCTTCTTGTCGCTGACCATCTTGACCAACATAGCTCTCGACTGCTGACATTTTAGTAGACAATCCATCAGCTGTTTTCTTGAATTCTGTTTTTGCTAAAGTGATTTCGCTTTTGGCTCCAGAAATCAAATTGGTCGTATCAGTTTTAAGCTTGACAAATGTTTCAGTCAGACCAGCTACATCTTGTCTGACCTCTGATTTCGTCGCAAATCCGTCCATCTGGCCAGTCATGCGACTAAGGGCCTCTGTGGTCGTTCTGCGATATTCTGAAGCTTGATTGACCTCACTTGTGACAGTCTGTTTCAAGGCATCCAAATCATCCGACAGAGCCGTCTGTGCGCTCGTAGACTGTCTCTTAAACTCTTCAAGTTTGGCAACAGAATCCAACCCAATTCGCTTGGCTTCTTGAGCGAGTAAGCTGCTTGCGCCAGCGTTTCGCAAAGCTTCCTCGGCCTTACGCTTGGCTTCTTGTAGTGGTCCATTGTCAAAACTGCTAAACCGCTGGTCGATAGTGTCAGAGAGTTCTCTCTTGACTTCTTCGGCTCTTGCTCTGGCAAGTTCAATGCCGTCAGAAATTTCCTGTCTAAGCAATCCAGCCTTATGATCAAAGTCTAAGTCAGCATTTTGAAGAGCCTTTTCTAGGGCGATTTCTTGTGCAGATTCTGTCACTCCAAGAATTGCATTGGCTGCGCTAGATAGCCCACCAGAAGCTCTAGAACCACCAGTTCCTGCCTTATCATCAAAAGTCAGAGAGATATATTCTTCCTTCAAAGCGTCGAACTCATAAGCAATAGCTTTCTTGAATGCATCGACATTGTGCTTCCAACTCTTGAGATTGACCGTATCACCCATATGGACCACTTGCCCATCAAGTTCATAGGCTTCAATCTTGACAGCATCAGAGACCTTGTCAATGCCCTCATTTGAAAACTTAGCCTGTGCCCACTTTTGCAACTCTTCAACAGTTTTAGCATTGTTGTTCTCATACTCTTTTTCATTGATATAAGGGTATGAGTTGATAAGAGGACTATCAACAGTAACTCTGATAGTCGTTTCTTTTTCAGCGCCTTCAGGTTTAAAAGTCGATTTGGCATGGATTCTTGTAACAACATTCTGACTGTTTTTTGTGCGTTGGTAATCCTTCAGATTTTTGTGAGTTGTAATAACAACACCACGATTCTCCCCACGGCTTCTCTTAACTGTTAGAGCGAAATTATCACGCACCAGCTCGCCTTCCCACGTTCCGACAATACTATGCTTGCCGTCCAATAATACAGAGTATAAAGTTTCTGTTTCAGTCGTGTTGAAGGTCCTACGATCCTGGATGTCGCTATTGAAAGAAAAATCCCCCAAAGCAGTTTTGGTGTTTTGAACCATGCGAGAAAGAGCCATGCCACAGCTCTGACTATTCACGCTCATTGGCGTGATAGAACGTTGCATCACATCGTCTGAAATGTGATAGGCTGTGATTTCAAGATGGTCATTGTGCTCAACAGGTTTCTTGATGCGAAATAGCTGCGCACCAAGAACAGGAGTCGGCGCTTTTATCAACATATCTTCTTGAATAAGTTGATAAATACCAGAGTCAGAAATAGGATATTTCACAGTTAAGGTGAAATCTCCATTCATGGTCTCTTTAACAATCGCCGAAGTTGCTTCATGAAGTGGCTCCCCGTTCCATCGAACAGTTCTTACATCTTTATTAAGTAGATAAAGCAATTATGCCCACCCCCAAACCGTTTCGATTTCAAGCGATTGAATACCTGGACCCAAAACAACCCCAACATTCTTAAGTTTCGCTGGATCAACTGTGATAAAATCCCCTGACCATTTGACTGGCTTCCCTGTTGTTGTTTTAAAACTTGGATTGT